TCGTCCTCGAAGTCTTCATCGTCGAGATCCTCGTCCTCGAAGTCTTCATCGTCGAGATCCTCGTCCTCGAAGTCTTCATCGTCGAGACGCTTACGCTTGACAATCGTAGTAAGATCCTTCACTGTTCGCTCGATGCGGCTGAGACGTCGGTCGACAGACTTCTGTTCCTCCTCGGCCTCGTCGACGGCATCCCGCAGATCCTGTTCGAGTTTGCGTGCAGCTTTTCCGAGTCGCTTGATTGGACCGATAAACTCCTCGCTCAATCGCTTCTTGGTGTCTGACGAAAATCTCGAACCAGCTTTCTCTACAACTTCCTTATCCACTTGTCCCTCCTGCTGCGATTTATGGGTATTGGCGATATGGCTACCACTGTTAACGATGATCCGCCCACCACCGAGGTGACTGTTCAGCAACGACAGCAATGGCCCGTCCGATGCGACGACTCCGCGCGCTACGGCATCCCGGAGACGGGCATCGAACTCCGCTCCGAACGAGTTCTGGATCAGAGCGTGGGGATTCATCGGGATGTTGCAAATAGTCCCCTCCAGGCACTCGCTCCTCGTGTAGGTCCGTCGCACATTGGACCATGACGGATAGATCCCCTCTGCCTCCATCTCCGGCGTGATCGGATCGTCTTTGTGCTCAAGCGGAATCACGGATATGCTCCCAGTGCGAATGACCTCCGCTTCAATCAAGGCATCCACCTCGGCCGACAGTGCCGTTTTGCCATGGAAGATCATGTCGAACTCGACCCCCTCAATTCCCGGTTCGACTGTGACGATCCGCTGTGCCGGAGATGTGCCGATAGCTGGCGTCGAATCGAACCCTCGATCGTGCGCCCACAAAATGACCGGATTGGTACGGTAGTGCTCGAAGTCAATGCCCTTCGCGATAATGCGGTCGTTGGCGCGATCGTAATGTTCGGTCGTCATCAGGATAGTTCGGACCTTCCGCCCGCTGGCCCCGTCCTGAGACCGTACGAGCCGGAAAGGATTGTCCCAGCGCACTCCAGGGCGGTCGCCCTGGCGGAGGTACTCCGGAATACTCGCATATCGAGAGAGCCAATTTGACATTTTCACTCCTCCTTGGGCCGTGCCCGTTGAATGCACATGCAGTTGACTACGTCTTTCGCACTACTCAGCGCTCCCGGATGGGGACCACTCGCCCCCGTACGGCTGTTGTGGTATAGCCCGTTCTCGTCCTTCCGTTGGCCGCGCATGTGTGCGTGACGATGCCCCGTCCCTCGTCCCCGCTCGTCGAGCCATGCCGACTCGATGTCGAGCTGGTCCCACACTGCCGATTGAGCCGCATTGGTCGCAAACGTCGATGATGTCCTCGCAATGGCTTGCGCTTTGCCCTCTTTGAATTGCTCGAACTTTGCGCGGATCGCTGCTATTCGCTCGTCGAGCGGTTTGTCACGATTCCGGGAGATGACCTTGAGGAGCTGCGCCCTTACGTCGTCCGTTGTCTCCGTGACCTTGCCGACGCTGGCCGTCAGAGTCTGCTCGATCGCCTCGTCGAAGTCGGAGACGATGTCGTCCCAGTTGTCTACTACCTCCCGCCCCGCTTGGCCCACTGCGGTTCGGATATGATCGCGCAACGTGTCGGTGGTCGCCGCTTCGAGAGCGGTCGTGAACGCTTCGGCGTCGAAGACGATGCCCCCGACCGTATCTCCTTCACGGTAGATTCGGTCTTCTCGGATACTGGCGAGAACCTTTGTTTCAAGTTCATCGAACGCTCCTGCGATTTGGGTTTTGAGTCTGGCGGCCGTGTGTCGCATGGGCTTGGCATAGCTGCGCCAGTACGTCAGCATCGCGCGATCGTCGCGATAGAAAGGGTCAGAGCCACTCTCCGAGGCTCGCTGTAGGAACTTATCCTTGCCCATATCTGGAATTGAATCGTCCTTCTCGGACGTACCCTGCGCCGTCTGAACGGCCTTCCCGCTCATCACCTGCTCAACCGGCACGCCTCGAATGAAGTAGGTGTCTCCTCCCTGATCGGAAGGGATCTTCGGCAACCCGCGTCGCTCTGCGATCATGTTGGGTGTCGCCAGACCGAAATCCAACAAGAAGGTATCGTCGGCGCGCTCTTCGATCGCCTCGCGCCGGTTCACCGGCACAATGGTGATCTCGATGTCCGCCTCCCACTGGCGAAAAAAGCGAGTGAATATCTCTGCAATATCCTCCGCGCGCGGCTCGGTCGTGTTGATCTGGAGCCAGTACAGCAGAGCCTCGATTGTCGTTCGCCCATTCAGTTGCACGTTGTCCAGTAGCCCAGGAGGAATGCCGAGGACATTACAGATACTTTGCTTGTAGCTCGGCGCAAGCTGTTGTCCCTCTTTCGCGGTTTTGAACTGCTCGATAGGGACCGGCTCCCAGCCATCCTCCAGAAACCCCAGTGGGACCGATCGATCGGCGCGCTTGCCCCGCTCCCGTATTTGTTGACGGAACTGATCTCGTTGCAGCTTCGATGTCTTGCTCTTCGTGCGCATGAAGTACGGCGGGAAAAGCGCATCCGTCAAGCTCTGTCGAATCGCCTCCTTGACAGATGCCTCTGCCTGGATATCATCGATCGCCGCTTCAATCAGCGCCTTGCCATCAGTGTACATCGTCACGATGTCCTCGGCAGGCTGAGGGGTCATGAAGTAGCAGACCTGCTCTGCTGGATACCGCTCAATCTCTCCATTGGCGCCTACGATTTGCCACTCATCGATGAATCGCTCGGGTCCGAGGATCGGCGTCATCACCTCGCGAGGTATGGCGTACATCTCGACTGGCACCTGCATTCCCGTCAGAGGATCAGGGCCGAGTGTGACGATAACGCCTGACTCTCCGGCGCCGCAATGGTACTGCTCGATCCACTGTAGGATCATCCGCATGGTGATATGTGGCAGCCCGGTCGGATCGGCCCATAGCATCGGAAGCCAGTGATCGGCCGACAACGGCTCGACCTCGGTCTCCGAGATTCTACGATGGAACTGAAACTCCGTCCTGGCGACCGCGTTGGCACGGATCTGTATGGCCGCGAACGCAGTGCTTTTGTAGAGCTTCACGAAGCTCGTATCGGACAGTGTGATTCCACCGAGCAGCCGTCGCCAGGGAGCGAACCCCCGCGGTGGTTCCCGGCGTGAGTGTGTCGTCGATGCCTTCGATCGTGATCCGAACAGACCCGATATGGAGTGCCAGAATCCCATCAGGAGTCCAATGCTCCGTGACGAGCGATCGCGGCGTTTGCCCACATGATCGACTGTTCGAGGTTCGTCAGCGCCAGCGCCTGCTCCCGGCTATGCGGGGTCAACTCGGTAATCAGATAGGCCAGTTCCTTCGCCTTCGTGCGGAGCTGCTCGTATGCGCACACCTGCTCGGGTGTCGGCGAGTGGTATGTGAAATTGTTCTCGATCGTCTCAGTCATCGTCATTCTCCTCGTCGGTTTCGACCTCGTCGTCTCCCCATGCTTCGAACCCGTAGCCGCTGCCAGCGGCCTCGTACGCCAATGCTGTCGCAATCACAACGTCGTCATGCATCCCATCAGGGGCGCTATAGCGGATGCGCCCGGAGGGGAGCGTCGACTGCTCATAGCACTGGAACTCATCGATCATGATCTCATCATCGAGCAACTCGACCTCCCCATTCTCAATCCCCAACACGAGCGATTCGATGATGTGAGCCTTCGTTTCATTGGAAGTATAGAATCCCCGTACTGGGAGACCATCCTCCTGAAGGGCCTCCACGTTCGGCTTCCCCAAGGAGTTTTCCTCGGCGAGGATCGTCGATGCCCCCCACTTTTCATAGAGCTTCTTGAGCCGCTGCCGCTGTATCCGGAACCGCACACCGCTGAATCGCATGTACTCAACGACCTGCTTCGTCGAGGCGTCCATGACGACAAACACCGTGTAGTCAGTGGTTCGCCCCCAGTCGGCTCCGATCACGAACGTCCCCTCGTAGGGCTTCATCGGATAGCCCGTCGCTGCCTCTCTCACGAGCTGGAAAACGCCCCCACCATCGTCGAGGAAGGCGGCTTCGACTTCCTGGCGGTAGACCCGTCGCGGAAGTTGCTTGCGCATCTTCCGTACCTCTGAGGAAGGAACGTGCGGATTGGACGCCGTCGGCATCCTCCACATCTGCCATTCTCCATCGAGGTTGTCTCGCCCCCAAGCGAACAGGGTATGAAAAAAGTTCTTCCCCTTCGGAGTGCTGAGGAACCACGCCTCCCCCTGATAGTCGATCAGGGTCGACCGCCCCGCTTCCTCCCACCAGACCTTGAGGTGTCGCGCTTTCGCAGCCTCGTCGATGACCGCGATATGGTACTTCCGTGATCGACCCGCATCGGGATCATGGATCGTCCACGCTTCGAGCACTCCACCGGTAATCAACTCGATTCGGTGCTCCGACCCGTTACGATATGCTGTAATCGGTCGTAGAATCCGAACAAGAAATCTCCACGCTTCGAGGAGGTATTTCATGTTCGGCGCGAACCATCCGACAGACTGTCCCGCGATCAGTGCCGGAACGACAATACAGAGCGCCAGCGTCGTCTTACCCCATCGTCGGCCGCACACCAGGACATTGAACCGTCGTCGGGTCCGGAGGATGTGTCGCTGAGCACGATGCGGACGAGGGAGCTTAATCCGGATCGACGTCGTCGCCTTCCGTTTCCGTCCACGTGAACTCGTCGTCTTCATCATCCCCACTCAGCGGATTCTCGTACGTGACCTCGATCGTCAGGCCGCCATCGTGCTCGACATGCGACTGCTCGCGGTACTTGTCGGGCCGGTGGGCTTTGAGAAGCACGATCAACAGCGTGTCACTCTGCTCCTCGGCTCGATCTCGTGCGATCTCCTCCAGACGGTCACAAGCATCTTCTATCGCATCATCCCACGCTGCCCGAAAATCCTCGTCGGACTCCCGCCGCAGATACGCCATCTGGCGTGTAATCCCTGCATCCTCACAGGCTCGGCGCACATTCCCACGTTGAGCCAAGCTCCCCAGGAAAGGTTCTGACCAGTCACCTTTTTCCTTTCCCTTTTTACGTGTCAAGTTATCAGGAGAAGATATAATTTTGAGCTTGTCTTTACATCGCCTCGCGACGGCTTGTACTGTCCGTTTCGGATCTGCTTCGTACCTCTCCTCCTCAATCACGATCAGATCGTATCCATGATCGGCGCACCACTGGCGTTTGCGGTTGTCCCGCTCGACTACCTCTGGTTTTCCATGCCAGTATCGGCCATTGACCTCGATCAGAATCGAGGTCCCTTGCACTGCGGCGTCGAAGACCCATGACCGCAGTTTGACCTGCGGAACGATCGGTATACCGAGAGCGGACAGATCGTGGAGTATTCGTGTCTCCAGCTCACTCACCTTGCATCTTCGATCAGTCGTCGTCTTGTGTGTGGTCCTCGGCATCATACCTCCTGCAACACCCTATTTCTATCCTTCTGAGTCCATGTGCATCGATTACCATCCCACACATTCGAAGTGCGATGAGGTGCTCCATCATCAGAGCGCGAACTGCCTGAAGTCGTCGACGGCGTTGACGACGACACAGACAAAAGCGCACGAATCGGCATGGACTCATCGGACACCCGAGGTATCCTGCCTCACCGAGTCACGCGCCCTACGCCAGCAATATGGACCGGCACTCCATCGAGATCGCTGCGTAGTATCCTGGATCAGGACTTCCATACAGGATGTCGTATCCGTTGGATCATACCAAAGCCAAGACAATCGATATCCCTGAAATCCGACATCAGCGCGTCGAAGCGTGTCAGACGGATACTCGATATGTGCCCACGGCTTGTATCGATCGATCTGCATCGGCGCACACGCCCCCATCGTCAATGCGATCATCACGGCCAGCAACACAAGTGTGACCAGAAACATCCGCATGGCAATCTCTCTCTTCAGCATCCTCATCTCCATACGCCGATATACATCGGCAGTTCGAAAAACAACGAATCGGATCTATCGTAAAACCGGAATGTGATCGTCAGTGGGTTTGGCCCACTGTGACACTCCGGCCGCCAAAACCGTCGTAGACGGAACGTGATCTGTCGCCGATCGATCCCATATGCAAACCACATGAACCTTCTGTCGAATCGCGGTTGTCCAGGGAAGATGATGGGTCGCAGTGGGGGGTCGATTGGTAGGTGAATCGATTCATCATCCCCGAGAGAATCGGCGATCGGAGTATCCGGCACGTCCAGCAGCATCGTATCAGACATACATGCCCATCTATCTCCATCCAACGTCGTGTGACGAACTTGAATGGAGTAGGCAGTGAGATCTGGCATGTCATACCATGGACACCCGTAGATGTAGAGCCATACGGTGAAGGACGAATCGCGATTCGCATGGTAAAGCCATGCGGCACGTCCATCCTCACCGATGCCTACAGCGCAGAATGTACTCATGCTATCTTCTCGTGGCAGGACCGGGGTGATAGCCGGACCCGTACCAATCCACTGCGGCAGCCACACTGTGGAATCGCTACTCAATACCAACTTGGTCAGAGTAGTCCCCTCCTCGGCAGGGTCCGTCACGGAACAAGAGCCAAGCAGTGTCACCACGATTATCAACCATCGCCACATGATACCCTCCAGAAAAAAACGACCGGCAGAAAGCCCCTGCACATTCCTCTCTACACAACCTCTGCACTACCTATCACACCTTCTGCCGGTCGCAACACTGAAAGAGAAAGATCATCCAACCCACCGGCGTCGAGAGCCGGTATCAAGATGGGTAAACGTCGTATATCGACCCAATCCGCCGAGGTGCTCACCAAAGATCTTCCCCTCATGGATGTCTCTCCATACTTGGAGAGGAGCAATGCCCTCAACGGTAAAGTCTGCCGCAGTACCCTTCAAATGCTGGCTATTCTTTGCCCCCCCTACCTTCTTGTTGTAGGAAGGAGTTCGATAACCCGAATGAATCGTCACTGGCTTGCCGTAATAGGCTCGGATTTTTTCCAAGAGGAGAACCGTTTCAGTAGAAACGAAGATCTTGTCACTGCCATCCTTGCAACGGAATTCACGTACCTTGAAATGCGGGCTGATGTTCTCATCTCCATCAGCCGCCAGACTATATGTCTGTATCGACATAGCGGGATACTCCTGGGTCAGCGCGTGACGTGGCGGTAAGCAAAATGGGTTCAGCGCACGCCGCTTACACGTCCGCGCTGAACCCAATGCAAATGTATGGCCTCAACTATCAAAGTCCAAATCAGTATCGTCGCGTACGATAGGACTGATGAACCCTGTAAGGCGTATGGAACATATCGGGCATCTTGCCACGTCGCTCCAGTTCCTGAACCTGTATCGCTCGTGCTGCTCCCGGGTCAGCCAGGGAGAGCATCTTTCGTCGAGCCTCCGACACAAATATGGTATACCAGGTTCCGAATGCCCGGAACCCTTTCTGACGTGCGGATATGATGTAGTACCCAACGCCATCTGTACAGATCGCATACGCACCCAAGAACTCCACGACAACGAGACCCAGTCCATTGACGATGATGATTTGCCCCACTTCGAAGTAGCCTTTCATGTATCCTCCTATGATAGTTGTTACTGAATTGCTCCTATAGCTCGGAGTGCTTCGTCTACATCACACACAGTAATCACTGATCCTCGCCACATCTGATGAAATACCATCTCATCCGTAGTCAGCTTCCGAGCGCTCGGCGGCCGTCGTCCATCCTTGATTTCCAGTAGGTGGTTCAGCCCCCTGTACCCAACCACAATGTCCGGGAACCCCTTCCCAAGATCCGATGTCACTGTCACCGTCGCCCCGACCTGTCGGAGCGCACGGACTATCTCAACTTGGTTACCGTCAACTCGCTTCGGCATAATTGAACAGGTTGATTTTCTCAGCCTCAATCTGACGCTGTAGCTTGTCAACGTTCCGTAATGCCTGCTGATGGTAGCTCTCCTTCAGCTCGAACCCTATAGCATCCCGCCCTTGTTCGATCGCTACGTAGGCTGTCGATCCAATGCCCATAAAAGGGTCGAGAATCGTTTCACCGGGGTTAGTGTACAATCGGATGCAGCGCCGGATAACCTCCAGTTGCAAGGGGCATACATGCTTCTCATCATGCTCTTCACGGGCTGACTTCCATCCGTCCAGCACATCGGTTTCTCTGATATCGTTCCACACACCGTATGCCCACTGAATCCACTCCTCAGTCGTTATCCAGCCTGATGGGTTTCGGTCCGGATCTTTCAGAGCAGGAACAGGAACGGAGTCACCAGGCTTCTGGAAAACCATCACATAATCGTTGACGGCCGGAGCGAGATTGCGAGCATTCGTGCGCCCTGTTTCAAACATCAGGCAATGCAGGTTCAATCTCTTCGCAATGATCTGAGGGTTCTTCGGGATCACTACCTCTCCGGTCCAATGGAATCCTCCTGATTCGAATAGATCAACCACAGCGCCACGAAAATCACGGCGTCCCATGTATCCGTGCTGGTTCTTGTATCGTAGCAGTTGCTGAATATGGATACATGCGTTGGTACCTGGCCTCATGACTCGAAGCAGTTGCTCTACGAAGAATCTCATGTGCAGCCCGAACTGCCCAGCCCGAAGGTCGACCCCATCGAAATTGTTACCGATGTCCTCAGTCTTCCCACTGTACATGAAGAGCGCTCCAAAGGGGATCGATGAGACAGTGAGGTCGACAGAATTGGCTGCCAATTCTGCCATACCCGCAATACAATCACTGTTGTGTATGATAGCCTGATTCATTTTATACCTCTTGTTGAATCTGGATGATATGCTCCATCGCCATGAGATAGTTCTGCTCCTGAATCGCAGTATCGGTCTCAAACTGTCCCTGCTTGCGCCGGAGATTATCCAAGACGATCCCTTCCAAGTCTGGGATATAAGGAACGTGGACACGTAGTCGCTGAGTCTGACCGTATCGATATGCTCGTCGAATGGCCTGATAGAACTGCTCATAGGAATCGTTCCATCCGCTGAAGATCATGCTTGTACAGTGCTGGAAGTTCATCCCATAACCGAGCAGAGACGCCTTGCTGATGAGCACATCGGTTTGACCGTGACGGAATCTCTCAATAATCGGTTGTCGATCGGACCGCTTGACACGGCCATCGAGTATCTCACAGGTATATGACCGAGAGGGAATATCCAATCTCTCAACGATCAGCGCTGACTCCTCATCAAAGATCGTCCAGACCAATACCTGACGGCCGTCGGCAAGCTCCTCACGAATGCACTGAGCAATCCAATCCGGCTTCTCCGATTCGATTCTCTCAGAAGACTTACCACGATACATGAATCCCTTGGCAATCTGAAGCAACTTTGTGCGCTCTGTCACACCAAGTCGATCGGAAGCTATCAACCGTCCAGTCCTTTGCGTCAAGAGCGCAGATGCTGCCCGAGCCTGCGCCTGAGATATCGGTATTTCGGTGAACCTGATATCTGGCTCTGGCACTTCTCGGAGATTATCTCGCCACCCGTAGACTGCGGGACGCCTCAGATAGATTGACCAGCCGCACATAAACTCGAAGAACGCTGTTTGAGCGTGTGGCTTCACTCTCCATACTCCACGCTTGTCCCGTTGGAAGAATGTCCAGAGAATATCGGCCTCGGTTCGGAGCTTTTCCAGGAATGCCGCCTGCGACGCATACTCCATAGGATCATTCGGAGCTGGTGTCGCTGTACAGGACAGCTTATACTCGATACCACGTGCGCTCTTGATGAGATTCCACTTGATCTTCCCCCCCCCGCTCTTCAGGATACTCGACTCGTCGAGTATCAACCCAGATAGGTGCCGCACCTCATTCAACACTCCTGGAATCAGCTTTTCGTAGTTGCAGATACCAACCCCTGTACCAATACCTGTACACCACCGCACGAGATCATCCCGAGTAGTAATCGGAGTGATATGCAATGCGTCGCCGTACCATCGCAGACATTCCTCGATAGTTTGCTGGATAATCGCCAACGGTGAGAGAATCAGCACCCGCCCGGCAGTCCGGTGAATGACATGTCGAGCAAACTCCAAGAACATCGCGGTCTTGCCCAGACCGCAATCTGCCCAGATCGCGTATCGACGTGCAGATAGTGCCGTCATGACGATGAACTTCTGGTAATCGAATAGATGATCGGCCAGTGGCAATTCGCTGGCTGTCACCAATGGTTGATCTACTCCCAGCAGAGAGGCGAAGCGGGCCGGTGCGGTAACAGTGTAGGAATCGGCCTCGACATCATAGTCGATCACCGCCTCTGGTAGCTTTTTCGTCCGGAGGAACAGACCATATTCGGTGAGGCCGAATCGATCGAATCGGATCGTAAGTTGATCGTGAGAAACGTGAATCATATAACTCCTTTAGCGATTTAGAGTATTGGTTTTGTGTTTCCGTAGTGTCACCTCGCGAAGTATGACTTCCGCGCTCGTTCCCTCGCCCACTCGCTGAGAATCTTCCGTGCCCGTGCATCCGCTGCGTATAGGCCAATTGCACTACCTCGCGGATTCCGGAATGAAACCTTGCAACCGGCCCTCTTCATCCTCTCGGCCACCTCGTCGCGAAGCGATGTCTTGATGTGTCCCAGATAATACATGTGCTATCTCCATCAGAAAGGCTCGTTGTTGGCATGTTTCATCTCCTGCTGTATCGCCAGGATTCCTTCGAGATTCGTGAATCTCGCGTACCGATCCTCGAACAACAATCTCACTGACCCGGTCGCGCCGGATCGTTGTTTGGCGATGATGATCTCCACGGTCGACCCGACCTTGATGCGCGCGTTTGCCGCATCATAGATCGTAGCCGGAGAATTGTCAATAGGATGGTACTCGAACTCGTAGTATGCGGGGCGATATAGTAACAGCACAGTGTCAGCATCTTCCTCGATACTTCCAGACTCCCGGAGATCGCTCAACATCGGACGCTTGTCTCCACGAGACTCCACCGACCGATTCAACTGCGACAAGGCAATCACGGGGATATCAAGCTCTTTCGCCAACCGCTTCAACCCTTTGCTGATTTCATCTGTCTCTTGGTGTCGGCTGGTGTGGGTTCGGCTCCCTCGTGCCAACTGTAGGTAGTCCACTATGAGTAGCCGAATATCATGCTCGACTTGCATCATCCGCGCTGTCGATGTCAGATCCATCATCGACAGCGCAGGTCTCTCATCGATGATAATCGGATGCGCGGCCATCTGATCCGCTGCTGCAAGAGCAGCGGCAACCTCCTCATCGGTCGCCCGCCCAGCCCGGAGAGATGCTCCGTTCACTCCGGATGCTCCAGCCACCAACCGCAGCACATGTTGCGCACCACTCATCTCCATCGAAAACATACCGACGGACATTCCCTGACGGGCAACATTGAACGCGATCGTATCAGCAAGCCCACTCTTGCCCATACCCGGCCGTCCTGCCACGATCACCAGATCAGTGGGATGCAGACCACCGATCGCCCTATCGAGTGCATACAAGTACGTGGACAGCCCAGCACATCCTTTCGATGCGTGCGCTTGACGGATCATTGTTGCAGCCTCTGTTGTCAGCAGAGGCATCGTCTTGTAGACCTTCCCCGGCTTCTGTCTCGCCAGATCGAAAAACGCGCGCTGTGCATCGGATAGATGGCCGAGTGCATCGATACCATCGTCATAGGACGTGGATGCGATCGCCATGGCCTCCTCAATGATTCGTCGGCGAAGCCACTGCTCATAGACGATACGAGCGTGATGCTCAATCCGCTCATCCGTGACGGCAGATCGGTGCAACTCTGCCAGGTAGTGCGCTCCTCCCACATCCGCCAGCCGACCTAATCGACGCAGTTCCGTTCCGAGCGTCACGATGTCGATCGGGATCTGACGGTCTACCATCGATACAATGGCCCGAAAGATGGTAGCATGAGCATCACGGTAGAAGTGGGCTGGGCGAGTGATTTGCATCGCTCGATGCACGGCTCTCGATGTCAGCATCGACGCTCCCAGGACGGCGCGCTCTGCCTCTTCTGAATGTGGTAACCGTTTCATTCCGCACCTCCTATCAGAGAGTATCCGGCCGGGATGGGGGATGAGAAGTGTTCGGGGAATACGAAGTACAGCTTCCCGGATTGATCGCGGTAGTGACGAGTGATCTTCTGCCAGCGCGTCAATCCTGCTCGCTGTGCATGAGCAGCCGCCAAATCAAAAGGCAGCATATAGGACTGGGATGTGGGGGATTGCGAAGGTGATCGACGGACACGATCGGGAAACAATCCCTGGTATCCGTTCCCCGTGGAGTGCTCGACAACGTGCACTGCGTCATCGTGCGGCAAAGTAGACAGCATCGTATCGATCTGAGTCTGAAAAAAATCGGACCATGCCGCTTTGACCTTCCGCAAGGCGATTCGGTGTATGATCCATTTCAGCCAGCAGTTTCGAAAATGGTCCGTGTCGAGATGCGGCGGCAAATGCAAGGATGCCATGATCGACATCGGATCTGTCTCGACCTTTCTCTTTCTCCCCGCACCCCTCTTCTTCTCTGTAGTCTGTAGTCTGTTTCTTCCTATATAGTCAGGATCGCTTCGATCGTCCCTTAGTCGCCCCACCGTCGCCCCACCGTCGCCCCTACCTTGCGTTTTCCCTTCAGTTTCACGTTGTTCGTCGCCCTTGCGTCGCCCCACCGTCGCCCCACCGTCGCCCTTGCGTTTCTCGCCCCTACCTTGCGTTTTCCCTTCAGTTTCACGTTGTTCGTCGCCCCACCGTCCGTATGCTGTACGCCAGTCATGTACCGTACTGAGGATATCGCCCCATCGATACCGAACGGTCTTCTCGGACCATCCCCAGAGCTTCTCATAGTCGCGCTTCCCCCGTTCTCTCCCAGCATCCTGATCGAGCATGTACATGACACATGCCGCTTCGAAGCTGTATGGGATACCGCATCGATCGCGGAGTTCACGCGCGTACCGAAGATGGTCTCTGTGACATGCTTCCGCAACCGGGAAGACGTATGTGGATGACGACGGCATACGATGTGGAGCCTGCCGCTCCGATCTTGAAGCGGCCTGTATCAGTCTGAGTGCTTCCATAGTTCCTTTAGCGAAGGATGAATCAACGGAGGCAACGATCCCTTTTCATTGCCTCCGTTGGGGGGGTACTGACCGTTAATTCGTGGCTACGATTTCATGGGCCGCGTTGAGGCGGTATGACACACCGGATTCGAGCCCCCCTTCTCCGATGTATCCGACCGTCAGGCGCCAACGATCGCAATCCTGGTCCCAATATCGAAAGACGAGTATCCCGGCGTACCCGGCCGTCGCGGTCCCGGCGTAC